CTGGATCAATTGGTGCAGCTATTAACTCTGCTGCCAAAACAGCAAGTAGTGTTAGCGGTCAACCATATACACCAGTCAAAACTCTTTTGAAAAAAGGCGGCAGCTCAAAAAAAGCGTACGCTAACGGTGGTTCAGTGCAAGATGAAGGCAAAGCCGTTAGTATGCCACAAGGTAATAAAAAGCCTTCTACACCTGTATCTATTAGCAAATTATCAGGCACTTTTAAGAAGGGCGGTAATGTTTCTTCAAAAAAGTTGCAAGGTGATTTTGATAGAGAAAATGCAACTGCAATGAAAGAAGCAAAGTCCGTGCTTTTAGATAAGTATTCACCTTATCAAAAAAAAAAGGGCGGTGAAGTAGAGAGTAAAGCATCGCATGACTCAGAAATGAGACGCATTGGTAAGGTTGAGAAAGAATTAAAATCTCACGAAAGTAAGTCAGCTTCTAAAGCTCATGTAGGCTTAAAAAAAGGTGGTAGAGCAGATGGTGGTCTTATGGGAACAACAGGATATAAAATTCCTATGTCAGCTCCTGAAGGCAACATAAGCGATTTAGCTTATACATCTGTTATGCAAAAAGAGAAAGCTGGTAAGAAAGATATGATTGACAAACCACTAAAAGGTAAAGGTGCTACTTCTGATAAAGAACGTAGATACCCATCAGGTTTAACTGATAGCGATATTGACAGAATAATGAACTCTAAAGATATGCAAGAGAAATTTACTCACAATATTGACAAAAAACGTGGTGGTAAAGTAGGTAAGTAACTTAGGATGGGGAGGAAACTCCCCCTCCACTAATTTTTTAAGGATTAATTATGTCAACATTGACAAATGTATTTGCAAAACATGCAGACGCTACTGGTACTATATATGATGGTGCAACTAACTTAGCGGGCTATCAAATTTTATCAGGCGGGACTGCAGGCGAGATTGTACTTCGCGATGGCGGATCAGGCGGAACTGTTTTATTAAGATTAAATATTTCTAATAACCTTGCGCCTATTTCAACATTAATACCAGGCAATGGAATTAGATTTACTACAGATATTCATGTGACATTGCCAGCAGGTGCTGCTGTTACTATTTTCTGTGGCTAATCATGCCGCTTATTAAAAGCAAATCACCAAAAGCATTTCAGTCAAACATTAAAGCTGAAATCAAAGCTGGCAAACCACAAAAGCAAGCTGTAGCTATTGCATACGCTGTAAAACGCTCAGCTAAAAAAGCTATGGGTGGTTCTTGTAAATGGTAAAAAGGGGATTATATGCGAACATTCATGCAAAGCGTCAAAGAATCGCTGAAGGCAGTGGTGAAAAAATGCGTAAAGCAGGATCAAAAGGAGCTCCCACAGCAAGAGATTTTAGAGAGTCAGCCAAAACCGCAAGAGCAACAGGCGGAGGAGTTAACCTCTCAGTTGGTCGAGGAGAAAAACTCCCAACCAATCGAGGAGCTGGGCTCACAAATAAAGGAAGACTAAAGTACAACAGAGAAACAGGCAGTAATTTAAAGGCACCACAACCACAAGGAGGCGCTAGAAAAAATAGTTTTTGTGCTCGCATGTCAGGTGTTGTAAAACACTCAAGCGGTGATGCACCAAGAGCTAAGGCATCTTTAAAACGTTGGAATTGCCCAGGTTGGTAATTTAATAAAGGAAAATATCATGGCAAAAAAAGTAAAAAAAATGTTTGGTGGCGGTGCGCTTATGTCTGCACTATTTAGGAATGTAGGTAAAACAATACCAAAAGCTATTGTTCCCGTAGCTCAAGCTGTAACCACAGCTTCCCCTGCTAATCAATTTGCACAACAACAAAAAGCAGGCATGGCATCTATTCCACAAGCTATTAATACAGCAGGTAAAGTTCAACAAAACGTTGGTGGTCTTTTTGGGAATGCAATAGCTGAAGCTATGAAAAAAGCAAATATAGGCAAAAAAAACGGCGGTACAACAACATTACATAGCATTACAAAGAGCAACAAAAAATCTAACTGGTAAGGAATAACCATGGCGTACTCAGGTACCGTAGGAACAACTGTAGTTAATGTACAGGATTTTATTGATGAGGCAGCTAGACGATGTGGAAAATTAGCAGAGGAAGTCACTTCAGAACAACAAATTTCTGCAAGACGTTCTTTATTCTTTTTCTTATCAAGTTTAATCAATATTGGCATTCAATATTGGGCCATTAACAAAACTGTTATTGGTCTAAATCCCGATCAATACATTTATGAATTACCATTGGGTGCTAACGATGCACTTAACGTACTTTATAGACAAATGGAACGTCCCACACCAAATGCAGATGGAGCTTATGGCACGTCTGTAGGTCTTGCTGATGGTAACTTAGCTAACGTCTTTGACAGCGACATTGATACATGGGCCACTCAAAGTGCTGCAAATGGAAATTTTTACATCAATTATGGTTTATATAATGATGTTTATGCTGGCTCTATTGGCTTTATGCCCCATATCAGCGGAGGCGGTACAGCAACATGGTCACTTATTTACGAATACTCAGTAGATGGAACTAATTGGCTTACTTTAAATGATTTAGGTTCTGTAGAAGTTACTGACAAACAATGGATATGGACTGACATTGACCCTGGTCAAACTGTTCAATATTACAGAGTTCGTGGCTATAACGGCACAATTTTAAGCGTTCGCGAGTGGTATGTGGGTAATATGAGCCGCGAAGTTCAAATGTCACGATTAAATCGAGACGACTACACAAATCTTCCAAATAAAAACTTTACAGCTAATCAACCATATCAATTTTGGTTTGATCGAACAATTCCAAGACCTTCAATCTATTTATGGCCAACACCATCAGATGCGTTTGTGCAAATGACTGTATGGTATTCACGACAAATTGAGGACGTAGGTGCACTAACAAACGAATTAGAAGTGCCTCAACGTTGGTACGAAGCAATTGTTATGAACTTAGCTCACAGAATGGCTTTGTCATTACCGCAAGTACCGTTAGACAGAATTCAATATTTAGAAGGTCAAGCTAAATACTTCTTAGACCAAGTTGAACAAGAAGAGCGTGATAAGTCACCAATTTATTTTGCGCCTAACATAAGTGTATACACTAGATAATGCCAAAATGGTTAGACACAAGGGGATACGCTAATCTTGCAATAGCGGTGTGTGATCGCTGCAAGATGAAACGCCCACAAGCTTCACTACAAGCCGATCCAAATTTTCCTGGTCTTCGTGTATGTGAGTATGGATGTAAAGATCAATTTGATCCTTATAGGCTTCCTGCTCGTAAAACAGAGCGTATTAATTTAAGATTTCCACGTCCTGACACAAGCATTGCAACTAACCCTAACGACTTAATTACTGGCGAATATGGAGGATACGTTATATCCGCTGAAGGTAATCAGGCCCCTATAGAAAACAACGGTAATTTAGTTGGCTTAGAAGTAACCCCTCCACTAACACCTAACGAAACGCAAGACTAATGGCTAACGTACAGATAACTCAATTACCTAACGCCAATCCACTTACTGGCGTTGAGCAAGTACCTATTGTTCAGAGCGGTATTACGGTCAAGACAACTACAGGTGCTATTGCTGCAGCTTATGGACCTTTATTAACTGCTGAATTTGTATTAATAAATTACGATCCCACACTTCCAAATAGTCGTTATATATCATCTAGTTTACCCATAAGGGTTACTGATAACGGCGCAGGTTCTTCTGTTGTAATTAGTATAGATCCATCAGGTGTAACACCAGGATCGTACACCAACGCTAACATTACAGTAAATTCTAAAGGCCTTATTACTGCAGCATCAAATGGCGCAGATAATGTTGGTGTTACATTAATCAATACTGGATTAGGTTTAACTGGTGGACCCATTACATCCACTGGTACTATTTCTATCGATCCTACTGTCACAGCGACGCTTACAGGAACTCAAACACTCACAAACAAAACAATGAGTGGTTCTAATAATACATTTAGTAATATTCCAAATACTGCAATTACTGGTTTAGGAACAATGTCTACGCAGAATGCAAATTCTGTAAACATTTCGGGTGGAAATTTAACGGGAGTTAATATTGCTTTAAGCAGTATTGAAAGTACTCCAATAGGAGCTTTAACTCCATCATCAGGTGTATTTACATCATTAGTATCTAATGGCTCACCAGTTATTACAGGAAATAGTACAACAACACTTACTAATAAAACTATTAGTGGGAGCTCTAATACATTAACTAATATTGCAAATGCATCGCTCGTTAATAGCGACATCACAGTAAACGGCGTTACTATTCCGTTAGGTTCATCAGGTATCATTACAGCATCACTTGCAAATGCGTTAAACACAGGAACTGGGTTAACTGGTGGCCCGTATGATGGATCAATACCTACAACATTTTCTATTGACTCTACTGTAGCTACATTAACAGGCACTCAAACACTTACCAATAAAACTATTAGCGGCACAGATAATACTTTATCTAATATTGGCAATGCTTCATTAACTAATAGTTCAGTCACTATTGGATCATCATCACTTTCATTAGGTGGAACGCTTTCAACGCTTGCAGGTGTGAGTATCTCAGGGTCAGCCAATACTTTATCTAATATTGGAAATGCATCACTTACCAATAGCTCGGTTACATACAACGGAACAACCGTAAGTCTTGGAGGTTCAGGCACAATTACCGCGGCAAATCCAAATGCATTAACTATAGGAACTGGTTTAACTGGAACATCTTATGATGGATCAAGCGCTGTTACGGTTGCTATTGATAGCACAGTAGTTACTTTAACTGGCACTCAAATACTTACAAATAAAACACTTACTACACCAATTGTAAATACAAGCTTAACATTAAACGGTATGGGAGTTACTTCATACACACCATTCGCCAACACAATGGCAAGTTTTGTTGCGGATGATAACAACTAC